TCTCATTGACATAATCAGTATAGACTCGAAGAGCCGAAAAACCACCCGCCAGCAAATCGGAATAAATGTTGTATTGCAGCATGTCATTTGTGCCATCAAAGAAGACAGCGCGCAAATGCGCTTCAACCACTTCTATGGTGGCAATAAATTGTTTATTGAGCATGGAAAGCGGCACGCCATCTGCGGCACGAACCGTTAAGGAGGGTTGTTGTTTGACAAATTCCCCACGAAGCCGAGAGATGTAAGCTTCAAGGATATTAAACTCAATGGTGGGCATTCCTCTGTCTGCCAGAGTACCCATTTCCATATCATCAAGAGAGGTTTTAAAGACAAATTTTGTAAACTTTTCGTAACGCTCAACATTGTCATTAAAATATTGCTGCGCTTCTTCAACCGATTTTTTAAGTTCTTTTAATCTATCCGTATGTTTTTTAGCGATGTCTGCCATATTGAGCGTCCCTTGCTCTTATTTTCCGTTGTAACAATTGATTCATGTTATTAAGAATCTGTTGTCTTTCTCCCTGCTTATCCACATTAGAATATATAGTTTTTTCAATTAAAGCGATACGGATAGCGTCTGAAAGCGTATCGGCAATATCATCATGCCTGTGTGTATTGTTTGCGGTAATTTTACCCATGTGTTTAATACAAATATCAAGATGTTTTGCATATTTGGTAAATGAAATGAGCTTTGATGCGACAAAAGGTTGCATTTCAAGAAATCTCTGCGTCTTACTGCCAGATGCCACAGTTCGTTCAATCTGCCTAATTTGCATGCCACGTAATTCTTGAAGGATGCTAACCAGTGTAACGCCAGTGGATTTTTTCTCAATGGCTGCCAATAAAGGGGGTTTTGGGTGAAGTACGCAATTGGCGTAAAAATCCATAAAATTTTCTTTTAAATCTTTGGGTTCTATGCGAATCTCCATACAATCTAGCCAATGAAGGCCAAGTTCGCCTGTCTTTCTTCCCATGGTTTCAATCTCATAGACTCCCCAAAAGCTAAAGACGGTTGCATCATTCCAGGATTTATCCGTTTCTGCGGTATCGGCTGTGATGAATGTGACATGACATTTGGGCTCCTCATCCAACAAAACAAACCATTCTTGTCTAAATAAGCCGCCGCCTGCGGGCAATGGGTCTTGTTGGTATTGGCTGGCAAAGACGTAGGGGGACTTTTCCTGTAAGAGCAAAAGCTTTTCTTTTGGCATCATTTCAGGATAAAGGGCATTTCCTGCCTCATCCAATCCCTTGAGAATAGTTGCATGCCACTCGTCTACGTCTTTGCCACTTAAAAAGAAATCCGTTAAATCGGCCTCATGGACTCTTTGGCCGATATAAATGATGGGGACATTGATACCGCGGCAACGTTGCCGGATGGTTTCATCATAGTTATCAATGACGCCTTGTCGTATGGTATCGCTGTGCGCTTCATCTGGCTTATGGGCGTCATCCAGTATTACAGCTCCCGTGAAGCGATTTAAGCCAGGCAACCCTGCATCCTGCCCCGTTATGGCTCCTCCAGACCCAAAAGCCTTTATAGAGCCTCCCAGAGTGGTTTTAAACGAATCTTTGGCTCGACTGTCTGGGTCAATCTCAATATCGAATAAATAGCGGTACATTTTGGACGAAACGACTGAGCGAATAAAAGCCGTATGTTTGCTGGCTAATTCATGCGAATAAGAGATATAGAGATAGTTAGCGTCAGGGTAACTTGCCCATCCCCACGCCGCCCACATACTGACCAGCGTTGATTTTCCGCAACCTGGCGGCAAATTGATAATTTCTCTTAGAACTTCAAGACGCATGGCCGATGTTAAGGCTCGGCAACAAGTGATGTGGTGTGATTCCCTTCCCACGGGTACGGATATGATAAATTTTCTACCTGTAATATACTCAAAAAAATAACGAGTAAATTCAAGCAATGAACCACGAAGTCTCGAGGCTTCCTGTTCTTTTTCATGGTCTATTGTTGATGCCATCCCTGGCTTTTCCCTTAAAAATTAAATTAATTTAAACCTATCTGCCATTTCTTCCTTTAATTCTGGTACGTTAATGGCATTAAGTGCCTTATTAGCGCGCAAATAACTGGAAACTTCTACATGGCCGTTTCTTTCCGAATAATCCAAAGCTGTAAGTTTATCTCTATCCCAAAGATTAGGGTCAGCATTATGCTGTATTAATTCTTTAACACAAGGTAAATGCCCTTGTTTTGCAGCTAACATTAAAGCGGTTTTATCGTAAAATGAACTAAAGCGAGAGCAAATGGAATCCGGCATACCACGGCCGTTAATAATGCTTTGGTCTCTATTTAATATTTTATTAAGTTTTTCAGTATTTCCATCAAAAGCTAATTTTCTCAGATCATTTTCTTGTTTTTCTTTGGTTAAAACACTGCGGGGAGTAAATATAGAGAATGTATCTCGCATACCAATTAAAGGACTAAAAGGAATACTATTATATGATCTGATAGATAATGATAATTTTCTTTCATTATCGTTATCGTCTCTATCATTATCTATCAATGCTTTTATCTCCTCATCACTTCCTGATACATCAGAATGAATAAAAGCGGTTTTTGGAATATTGAAATTTCTGATTTCAGGTATTTCATCATTTATAAATTTTTTATTTTCCAATGTTAATGCTTTATTTTTAGCTTCTGATATAGATAGTCTAGTTTTTAATGATGTTATTTCTTGCTTAGCGTCTCTCAACTCTCCATTAATTCTACTAAGTTCAAGCGTAATTGCATTAATTCTCTCTTCCATATTTATATTTCCTCATTTTAGTTTATTTTCTGTTACGAGTGAGTTATATACTTCATCTTCTTCAATTTGATTTGATGGATTGAAAAAACATAAAGTATTTGTAATTGAATTTTTTATCTCATTAATAACCAAAGGAATATTGACCTCTAATTTTTCACCATGATTTTTACCGATGTCCTCGATATCATTTACAGATAATTCATTTTTAGAATTTTTATTCCAGTATCCTTTGTAACGACCGTAACTTTCTCCTGTTATCAAAAAGCAAACAAATTGTACAATATAGCCTTGTAAAACTTTATCGACAACACGATCAAAAAATAACAAAAATTTATGATTTTCATCATATTCATGCTGAGAATCATTGAGTTTTTTTAGTCTTATGCACTTTTTAATTATCTTACCTATATCCGTAAAGGCATTCTCTTTTCTGAAATCACTATCCATTTTTCTCATAAATGCTTCGTGTTTTGCCAAAGATGTATGATCTTTGCTTTTTTTATAAAATATTCTTCTCTCTTTATCCACCAACCCGAACATAATTTCCCGCATTTCTCTATTTATTGCTTGTAATGGTTCCTCTGTTTCATCTGATAAACGTCTACGAAGTTCTTGAGAATCCCTAACTAATGCCTGTACTTCGGTACGCAATTCTTGGGTTTTTCTAAATAATTCATCTATAATTTTTATTTTTTCATCCAAATTTCCCATAAAATTTATCCCTTGTTGGTGAGTTTAAATAACGAACAAGACGAAAAATTTAACATATATAATTAATATTACCTATTATGTTTACAAAACTATGCTATAAAGAATATTGTTTTGTTTTTTTTATTAGGGACTTTATTTTAACTAAGGGATTTTGAATTAGTGCGTATTCTTAAAGGAGCGTATCAAAATGCCATTAAATCAAGCTTTACGAAAAAATAGTAATGTCCTTTGGACAATTAGCATCATTCAAGACCAAAACCCCGAAGCGCAAACCAAAGCCGAATTTTCTGAAATGACCAATGACGTCGTTAATACGCCAAATGTTGAAAATTTAACCCTGTGCCTAGCCGATAATCTCCAACGTTTCAGGTTGATGATTCAATACGGCATTAACGAAGAAGACGCTATTTCAGAGTGCCAAAAGTTAAGTTCCCAATGGAATATCGACAATTCTGAATCCGTAGAATCCTTAAAGAAATCCAAAAACTTTTCTGTTTTAACGTGGAAAGAATTTTTAGATTGGCCTAATAAAGAC